TTGATGGTACAGGTCAAGAAAATAATACAGCAAGAATTGCCGCAAATACTCTTTATGGTGCATTGGCAACAAACGGATTCCTAGTTGCAAATTCTCAAGGTGGTGCAGCAAATACAACCTTATCATATTACGGTTTAAATGTTAATCGTATATGGTATGACACAGATACCGGTACAGGAGATGTTCAATTATATTGGTCAAACACTGCAAGTGCGTTAGCAAATGCAGGTGTTCCAATTATGATCTTGCAAGGTAATGGTGAATATGATGCAGGTGGCAATTGGATTACTATCAGAAATACCGATAAAACACCGTTCAACAATGGAGACATTGGTATAGTAACAAGAGGTCAAGTAGCAAATTCTAGTTACACCATTATTCTTGAACTGCGTAAAGAAAACGAATACTACCAGCGTGGTCAGTTCAACGATCCTGCTGCATTCAACTACGGCGATTATTCGATCCGTCCATAAAAGGTAATAAAATGAAATTAATTAAAGAGATTACCGAGTCTGTAAATTATTTAACAGAAGAAAAAGATGGAAAGAAAACCCTTTTCATTGAGGGTCCTTTCCTTGTTTCTGAAAAAACAAATAAAAATGGACGTATGTATAAAGAAGAAACAATGCGTAAAGAAGTTTCTCGTTATACAGAAGAATACATCAATAAAAATCGTGCCTTTGGTGAACTGGGACATCCAGATACACCTTCAATTAACCTCGACCGCGTTTCTCACTTAATCGTGGGTTTACGCCAAGAAGGTAATGATTGGATAGGCAAAGCTAAAATTCTTGAAACACCAATGGGCAACATTGCAAAGAATCTTATTGAAGGTGGCGCACAGTTAGGTGTGTCATCACGCGGTATGGGTTCTTTGAAAGCTGTCAATGGTATCAATATAGTTCAAGACGACTTTCATCTGGCCACAGCGGCAGATATTGTAGCAGATCCTTCTGCGCCTGGAGCTTTTGTTCAAGGCATTATGGAAGGTAAAGAATGGGTGTATGTTAACGGTATTTGGACTGAACAACATATCGAAGCTTCTCAGAAGTTAATTCAAAAAGCTTCTCGTAAAGATATCGAAAAAGTAAGTTTACAAATATTTGAAAACTTCATCAAAAAACTTTAATTATAAATATCCAATATAAAATCAAGGAGATTCTCAAAATGGGAAAATTTAATCTGACAGAAGCCGCTAAAGACATTTTGCAAGGCAACGTATCTGCAAAACACGGTGGCCAAGACGCACCACAAAAACTAAGTGGAGCAGTTGCTTATGGCACAAAAGAAGCTGGTGAAGTTGCTGGTGTTGCCGACAAGCAAGACGACGACAAACCAGATTATACAAAGGGCACACCAAGTGCTACACCTCCTGGTGCAACACCACCTGTTGGTGCACAACCTGGTGGCAAGTTATCTGGTCCAGCAGATTCAGAAGGTCGTAAAGACTTGGCGCATACTGTACAAGCTGACGCAACAGAATACGCTTCAATCCGTGACCGCGTTAAGGCTCGTTTAGCCGCACAAACAATGCAGTCAAATCCTGGCGCAGTATTCCATGCAGTTCCAGAAGAAACTGAAGTCGATTCAGAAGTCATTGCAGAAGCTGAACATGAGAAAGAAAAAGAAGGTCATGAGGACGAAGCTCAAGACAAAGCAATGATCAAGAAGATGATGAAGAAACAAAAAATGAAAGAAGACATGGACGCTGACGTTGATGCACTTCTTTCTGGTGAAAATCTCTCTGAAGAATTCAAAGAGAAAGCACAAACAATATTTGAAGCTGCCGTTATTTCACGTTCACATGCAATCGTGGAAGAAGTTGAAGAAGCTCTGTACGAAGAGTTCGAACTGGCTGTTGAAGAAGTCAAAGACGAACTGGCAACTAAGCTAGACGACTACATTAACTATATGGCAGAAGAGTGGGTCAAAGAGAACCAACTGGCAATCGAAAAAGGTCTGCGCGCCGAAATCGTTGAAGATTTCATCCGTGGATTACATGACCTGTTCAAAGAACACTACATCGATATTCCTGAAGAAAAAGTGGATGTTGTCGAAGAACTGACAAACAAAGTTGAAGAACTTGAAGCCACAATCAACGAACAGATTGAATCTGCTGTTGAGATGAAGAAGGAATTGAACGAACACAAAAAGAATGAGGCTATACATGCAGTATGTGAGGGCCTAACGCAGACTCAAGTGGAAAAAATGAGACAACTCGCAGAGAGTGTTGATTTCACCACTGACGAAGAATTTGCAGACAAACTAGTTACATTGAGAGAATCATATTTCAATGCATCAGTTAAACCTGCGGTCAGTTCTGCTCTGAACGAAGCAGTGGAGATCGAGGAAGAGAAGAAGGAACAACCTTCTGCTGATCCAATGATCAACATTTATGCAAAAACAATCTCAAAAACATTGGCTAAATAAATAAAATTTACCAATATTAGAAACTCACAAGGAGAAATCAATGTTTCTATCAGAAGAATTACAAAAGAAATGGACACCAGTTCTGGAACACCCAGAATTAGAGAAAATCACAGATCCATACAAAAAGGCCGTTACTGCTGTAGTGTTAGAAAACCAACAGCAAGCAATGAAGGAATCTGCACAGCAGTTAAATGAAACAACATACTCAGCTACGCCAACAAACGTAACTGGTGGTGTTTCAAACTATGACCCAATCTTAATCAGCTTGGTTCGTCGTGCTCTGCCTAACCTGATTGCTTATGACGTTGCTGGCGTTCAGCCAATGACCGGTCCTACAGGACTGATCTTTGCAATGCGTGCTCGTTACGATGCACAGACAGGCAGCCCAAGCAATACAAACGAAGCCTTCTTCAACGAAGCCAACACCATCTTCTCTGGTGCTGGTTCTTCTACTAACCTGTACGGCTTCCGTGGTAACAACACAACAGACGTTAGAACAAACTCTGTTGCAGACTTCACCGCTAACAGTTACACAACTGGTATCGGCATGACCACATCAGTTGCTGAAGGTCTGGGTGCAGATACTTCTACAGGTATGTTCAATCAGATGGCATTCAGCATCGAGAAGGTAACTGTTACCGCTCAATCTCGTGCTCTGAAGGCTGAGTATTCTCTGGAACTGGCACAAGACCTGAAAGCAGTTCATGGTCTGGATGCTGAAACAGAACTGTCTAACATTCTGTCTACAGAGATTCTTGCTGAAATCAACCGTGAAGTTATCCGTACAATCTACACATGCGCTGTTGGCGGTGCTCAGTACGGCACAACAACCGCTGGTGTATTCGACTTAGACACTGACTCTAACGGCCGTTGGTCTGTTGAGCGTTTCAAGGGTCTGATCTTCCAAATCGAACGTGATGCTAACGTCATCGCTAAGCAGACTCGTCGTGGTAAGGGTAACGTTCTGATCGTTTCTTCAGACGTTGCTTCTGCTATGGCTATGGCTGGTGTTCTGCAATATACACCTGCTCTGCAAGCTGACCTGCAAGTTGACGACACAGGTAACACCTTCGCTGGTCTGTTACATGGTCGTATCAAGGTCTACATCGACCCATACTTCGGTGGATACACATCCAACCAAGAATTGGTCACAGTTGGTTATAAGGGTTCTTCTCCTTATGACGCAGGCCTGTTCTATTGCCCATACGTTCCTCTGCAAATGGTTCGTGCAGTTGACCAGTACACATTCCAACCAAAGATTGGATTCAAGACACGTTACGGAATGGTTGCAAACCCATTCGCAACAGGTCTGACAACTGGCAACGGTGCTCTGAATGCACGTAGCAACGTTTACTACAGAATCTTCCAAGTTAAGAACCTGATGTAATCGGTAAGTCACCGTTAAGAGTGACACTTTAGAAAGGGACCAAGAAATTGGTCCCTTTTTTTTGATTTCTAGTTTTTAATCTATGACAATTTGCACACAAAGTTTGTAAATTGGAATGATCATTGTTTTTGTGATTTCCATCTATATGGTCCACATCCAACTGACACGAATCTTCTGCAATAAATCCACAGTTAACGCAACTGTTTCCTTTCACGGACCTATAAATTTCTCGTCCCATTTTATATTCTTTTTTATGACAAGAATCACAAAATTTATGCCATTTTATAAATCCTTTTTTTGATATTCCGTTTTTGTGTGCCAATTTAATATTGCAACTTTGGCAAATAGGTCTTTCAGGTTGAGAAGTTAACATAAAGGTACACTTAAAAAGTTGAACATACAAATATATATAAAAAATCAGCTCCTAAATACCTAGTAAGGAGATATAAATGAGCGCACTGAACAGAAATCCAGAAAATACAAATCTACTACAACCAACAAAGTTCTTGTTGACATTCAGTAGAATTGCCACGACACAATATTTTTGTCAATCAATTAATGTACCAAGCGTTTCGTTAGGTCAAGTACAAAGAGATACGCCGTTTTTAGACTTGTATTCTCCTGGAACAAAACTAACATACGATCCATTGGATATTTCTTTCATAATAGATGAAGAATTGCAATCTTGGAAAAATTTATATGATTGGTTCATTTCAATTGCCGATCCGGATGGTTTCGGTGGAAGAATGCAAAATCGTGAGTTGCAACAACAGAAACAGTTTTCGGATGCAACACTAACTATTTTAAGTGCTTTGAATAATCCAATTTTAAGAATTGAATTTACAAACGTTTTTCCCTTAACAATGTCGAATATCAATTTTGATACCAGACTATCTGCGGATACTATAGTAACTTGTGATGCAACTTTTAGGTATCAATCATATAAGTACTTGACAATTTAATAGATATCCTTTATAATGTTTTGAAACGATTAAATGAGCATAAGCTCTTGATTTATAAAGTAAAAATGAAATTTGTGAAACGATTATGGAAACACTTGAACAAATATTAAAACTGTGGGAATCGGATGCTGTCATTGACCAGACCGAACCCAGCAAAGAACTAATCAGAATACCTACAATTCATAGTAAGTATCTTGGCATTCTCACCAAACACAAAATAGCTTCCAAGAAGGCACACTTTGATTATCTACGTATGCGTAAGATCAAGTGGGAATACTTTACTGGCAAATTATCTCAAGAAGAACTGGAAGAATACGGTTGGGAACCATTCCAGTTTGCTTTGAAATCGGATATTACCACATATCTTGAAGCAGACAAAGACTTGATCAAGTTACTTGAAAAGAAAGTATACCATGATGAAGCCGTTTCTGTTGTGGAATCTATCATGTCGGAACTGAAACAAAGAACTTGGCAATTGAGATCATTCATTGACTATGAAAAATTCATAGGAGGGGCATAACTTAGCAACTACAACATTTCATTTGTATAAATAGTTGTATGTATAAATTATATTGGATAAAATACCCAGAACACCAAAACCCTCTTTTAGAGGGGTATATTGGTATTACTTCTCAAACCATAAAAAAAAGGTTTAATGACCACAAACACAACAACAAAAACAAACATTTAAAAAACAGATGTCGGCAAGAAAATGTTGAGATTATTTGTTTAAAAGATAATTTAAAAAAAGAAGAAGCTAAATTACTAGAAAAACAATATAGACCACTAGAAAATATTGGTTGGAATATCAACAAAGGTGGCGATTTACCACCTTCTAGAAAAGGTAAAATTAGTCCAAAATCCTTACTTAAAGGTGAAGAAAGAACCGAAAATCAAAAACAAGGTTCAAAAAAAAGATCAGAAAAAATAAAAGGAAATAATTTTTCCAGTCAAAGAAAAAACAAAGTTGATTATAGTAAATTATGTGAAAATTGCAAAACAATATTTAATCCTGGTTATGAACGTAAAAGAAAATATTGTTGTATTAAATGTGCAGTGGAAACAAGAAATAAAAGTCAAGAATATAAAAATAAATTGGCAGAAAAAACAAAACAAAATTGGAAAAATCCTGAATATAAAATGAGAATAAGTGATTTAATAAAGAAAAGTTTAAATGAGTGATTTAATAATTTCCAAATTCGATGAAGTCTTTGCTAAAGTAGAATGTGAAAAATACATAGCAAAAGAACTACACGAATATTTTTCCTTTTTTGTTCCCGGTTATCAATTTGTTCCAGCATTCAGAAATAAAATATGGAATGGAAAAATATATCTCTTTCATTTAAACACAAGTCAAATATATCTTGGGTTGATACCTTATCTTAAAGAGTTCTGTGAAGAACGCAGTTACAAATACGAATTTGAAGAAACTCAAGATGAATATTCGATATATCATTTCGAAAAATTTGTTAAAACTCTGAATCTACATTCACAAGGTCGACCAATTGAAGTCAGAGAACACCAGAGAAATGCATTTATTCACGCAATGCAACATAGAAGAGCTCTGTTGTTATCACCCACTGCTTCTGGAAAATCACTCATAATTTATTTGTTGATACGACAATTGTTTGATTATCAGAATCTTAAAGGTCTTATTATTGTACCAACAACATCACTGGTTGAACAGTTGTATTCAGACTTTCAAGACTATTCTTCCGAAAACGGTTTTAATGTTGAACAACATGTACACAGAATTTATCAAGGCAAAGACAAACATACAGATAAGAAGTTAACCATTTCCACATGGCAGTCACTGTATCAGTTACCAAAAGATTACTTTGAACAGTTCGATTACATCATTGGAGATGAAGCACACCTATTCAAAGCACAGTCATTGACAACCATTATGACTGCCGCAAACAAAACAAAGTATCGTATTGGATTAACTGGTACACTAGACGGAACAAAAACTCATAAGTTGGTTCTGGAAGGTTTGTTTGGTACTGTTGAAAAGGTAATCACAACTAAAGAATTGATCGACAAAAAACAGTTGTCACCTTTCAACATCAAATGTCTGGTACTCAAACATTCACCAGAGGTATGTGATAAACATAAAGATGATTCTTATCAAGAAGAAATAGAATATCTGATAACATCTGAAAACAGAAATAGATTTATTAGAAACTTGGCTATCAGTTTAGATAAAAATACCCTTGTGCTTTACCAAATGGTTGAAAAACATGGTAAAATATTGTATAATATTATTAAAGAAAAAGCAAACGGCCGCAAAGTATTTTTTGTACACGGCGGAGTAGAAACGGAAGACCGCGAGAATATTCGTAAAATTATGGAGACAGAGAATGATGCTATTGTTGTGGCTTCTTTTGGGACTTTTTCTACTGGAATTAACATTAGGAATTTGCATAATATTATATTCGCATCTCCGTCAAAGTCAAGAGTTCGAAATCTTCAATCGATTGGACGATCTCTTAGACAGTCGGAGGGAAAAGAAATGGCGACACTCTATGACATTGCAGACGACCTCAGACACAAAAAGAAAATGAACTTTACGTTGCAACATTTCGTGGAAAGAGTGAAAATATATAATGAAGAGAAGTTCTCTTTCAAACTTTATAACATAGGATTAAAAGATGGAAAATAACATTCACATTGTCAGATTTAAGGATGGAACTGATGTTATTTGTGAAATGGAAGAACTTGATTCTTTTCAAATTAAAATTACAAATCCCATGATGTTTGCAGTTCGCAGTTCGAATCTTATTCTACAACATTGGTTACCGATAGATATTATGAAAGGTGATGCTGTGGCAATTAACACTGAGGATGTTCTCTGTGTTTTTAAACCAACAGATGAATTTATGGAATACTACCTTAATACTGTGGATAAAATGAATGCAGTCTTAAAGAATAAATCCAATGTTAAGGAAGAAGAAATTAATATGATGGAAGTCTTAAGAGATATGGAATCAATTAAAGGAAATTTATTACATTAATATCATCGGGGCTACACCGTGAAATGTATCACGTGTCAAGCCCTTTGTCAACAACTTTTTATGGTATATTTGAATGAACAAACAAAAACACTACATCAATAATGAGGATTTCCTAAAGGCACTAGTTGCATACAAAGAGTCATGCATTGAAGCCGAGAAGAATGGCAAATCAAAACCCAACATACCAAATTACATTGGTGAATGTTGGATGAAAATTGCCGAAGGACTCTCACACAAACCAAACTTCATCAACTATACTTACCGAGATGAAATGATTTCGGATGGCATTGAGAACTGCCTGATGTACTTTGAGAACTTTGATCCGAATAAATCCAAAAACCCATTTGCTTACTTTACTCAAATCATCTACTATGCTTTCCTTAGGAGAATTCAAAAGGAAAAGAAACAGTTGTATGTGAAGTACAAAGCAACCGAACAAATTGGTGTTTTGGATGAATTTGAAAATATGGAGTTTGAAGACGGTACAAGCAAACAGTTTGAACTGTATGACAATATTGCCGAGTTTATTGAGAACTATGAAGTTGCCAAAAAGACCAAAAAAGAATTAAAGTCGGTAAAGAAACCCAAAGGTATTGAAAAATTTATGGAGTAATTATGAAAATAGGATTTACATGTTCATGTTTCGATCTGTTTCATGCAGGTCACGTAATGATGTTGAAAGAGGCAAAGACTCAGTGTGATTATTTGATTGTTGGTCTGCAAACTGATCCGACAATAGACAGAGAATGGAAAAACAAACCTGTTCAATCGGTACTGGAAAGATTCATTCAGCTGGACTCCTGCAAATACGTGGATCAAATTGTACCATATGCCACAGAAAAAGAACTGAAAGACATATTGACATCCTATCCAATTGATGTTAGAATCATTGGAGAAGAGTATCGTGATAAACAGTTTACTGGTCACGATCTATCAATGGAAGTCTACTTCAATAGTAGACGGCATAGTTTTTCAACAACCGAATTACGCCAACGGGTAACAGATTCTAAAAAATAAATGAAAATTGCCATCATAACCGATCAACACTTTGGTGCAAGAAATGACTCAGTTCATTTTCTGGACTTCTATGAGAAGTTCTACAGAGATACTTTCTTTCCAAAA